CGTCATCTGCTGGGTGGGAACGATCTGCGCGTACTTCGTGATGGGGAAGGTGTTCACCGCACGGGTGAATTCAACCTGGAGAGCGCCCGTTGCGAGGGCATTAGTGGAGGGGACGAACGTATTCAGTCCGCCACCGACGGTCACATAACTCATGGTAAGACCTCCTTAAGGTCAGGGAATCAGAGCGCCTTGGTGGCGGGGAGACGGTAAGCCCAAAAGATGGTGTCCACGGCTGCGGCTTCAAGAGCCACGAACAGGGGAGTGTTTCCGCTAGCAGCCGCGCCAGCGGTAACCGCTACGCCAGCAGTTCCGGCGATGAGGCCAAGACCAGCAGTAATCGCGGTTGACGGGCCGCACTTGAGCTGCACGCAGTTGGACGGCTGGAGGCTGATCGGGTCGCCCGAAGCCGCGTGGAGCGCGGAGTCGAAACGCTTGGTCGAACCGTCAGCAACGCCGACAACGTAATCACCAGCAGCGGTGGAAGCCACACCCGTAAATCCGGTGGTGGACATCTTCACGATGGCGTAGGGGTTGATGTCGCCGCCTGCGATGAGATTGGGGGAGAACTGAAGCATTTCTGTAGTGTCCTTCTGCGATTAACGCTTGATGCGGGAGTTGATGGCCTTGGCGAACTCTTCCGGCTTGCCGGCGAATTCCTTGACCAACGAGGAGATGTCGCCACCGCTGACGGTCTTCGGCATGGCCGCACGGCTCATGTCGATCTTCGCACCGATGGGATCACGGGAGAACAGGGAGCGCCACGACTCAAGCAGGGCAACCGGATCGCGGCTGGCCTGGAGCTGGGTCATGAGGTTGTCGCGCTGCGACTCGGGGATGCGGTAGCCGTCCTGCTCGAGGATGTCGATCTCGCGGGAGAACTTCTCGCGGCGGATCTCGGCCTCAAGGCGCTCCATGCGGGACTTCAGGCGGGCGTTCTCCGAACGCAGCGAGTAGGTCGAACGGGCAGCGACCACGGGCATGGCCTCTTCTTCTTCCTCTTCCTCGGGAGCCTCAACGTCATGGCTGCCGATGTCGATGTGAACGCCTTCGTCGCCTTCATTGGCCTGGAATTCCATGTCTTCCATGGTCTCGGCGGACATCTCGTCCTTCTCGTCCTCGGACTCGTCCTCACCGAACTTCTTCTTCATCATGTCAGCGAGTTCGCCGATGGCGCACTTCATCGCCTCAAGCTCTTCGCGGTAATCGTTGGATGCCATTGAGGCTTCCTCCTTGGTGGTCGCCGGGACAAAGGTGTTGAGTCCGCCTCCGACCCCGGCGAGGTCGAAGTTTGACTTGGAACAAGTGATCTTCTTTCCCTCGCGGGCGAAGTGGGTATCGGGCAACGGCCGGCGCGGGGTTTCGCGGCCCAGCAGGGCCACTTCCGACAGGTGGTTCGATTCAGCCCAAATCTCTGCCGACCGACGCGGGAATGCGTTGGTTGCAATGAGGCTGTCGAAGATGGGCTTGTTCACCTCCATGTCTCCCACAATGTAACCGATGCCATTGCGTTCTTCGTAATTGATCGAAGGAATTCTGCCCACGGCGCTCTTCGGCTCGTCCCCGTTCTTCTCGTGCATGACCACGACCTGGGGGAAGGAGCCACGCGCCATGTGGGCGCGGGTGGCGCGGACGATGGACTTCAGGCGCTCGTTGTTGAACCGCTTCAGCTCCGGGTCGGCCTCGCCATCGTCAATGGCCGGGTCGAACGCCATAAACAACTCCACGCGCTCAATCTTGATCTTCTCGCCGTCATCCTTCACGCTGTGCGATGCCTTGCTATTCACGGTCTTGTCCTCCTTGCGGTCAAGTTCCTTGCTCTTGCGGTCGGCCCACGCCTTGCCAGCATCGCCCCCCCACAGAAGCCACGCGATATACCCGGCCGAATCCTTGCCCCAGCCCTCGCCCTTCTTGTCCACCTCGTGGCGGGCGAAGTAGGAGTGCATCCGGCGCACCGTATCCGGGGACAGGTTCTTGCGGTTCTTGATGTCCCGCGCTCGAGCCACGCCTACCTCCGTGCCACCGCGGCCGTGCTTCTCGCGCAGCGCCAGCCCACGCTCGGCGTTGGCGGCCATCTCTTCGGTTGGCTTGAGGTCGATTTCCATTAGATGAACACCCGGTACGGGACGGACGGCTCGGGCGTAAAGGTCGGCAGAGCCTCCACCTGTTCCTCGGTCAGCTCAATGGTCGCCCGGATGTTCGCGTGGTAGCGGGGGTCGCCAGGGCGCACGATCACGCCTTCCTCGTCCACGACCGCCGGGATCGGCCCGATGCGGTCGACATAGCAGCCGGGGACGGGCATGAGCGCGATCTCGCCCTCGCCCTGATCGACCTCGACCAGCAGTCCTGCGGCTTCCAGCGCATCGTCCATCTGCGCCTCGGTGTCGGTGCGGAGCATGTAGTCGGTCATAGGGTGGTCAGGGAGTTAAGGGTTGCTTGCGGGAGAGCCGTGGGCCAGAACTTGAATGACTGAAAATGCTGTCTGCCGGTCAAACCGCCGAAAGGACTTCCCGCATCATTTCCAAAGCCGATAATGGTTTGGTTGAATGATGTGATTGCTTGCGTATTGCTATTTGCAGTCGCGCCATTGCTGGAAACCAGTTGCGATCCGTTCGTTACGCTGATCGCAAACTTTCGCGCAACGCCATAGGTCAACGAGTTGGGGCCGAACGACTCGGTGGCAGTCGTGCCATTACTTGTGCGATGAGCCGTGTTGTATGTGCCGTCGTTGTAATAGTACGAACGCGATCCCGAATCGCTTGGCCCTCTGATGCAGACCATTGGAGGGAATGAACCAGACTGACGGCTCTGCGGACTGCACGACCACAACATCGAATAGCCAGTCGTGATGCCAGTAAACCACGACGAGAAGTTTGTCCCGGTCATGCTGCACTCGTCCGCATTCCTCGTCCCCGTGCTTGCCCCGGTCGGGATGTATGACGATGCGCCGGAGCCAGCTTCTATTTGGCATCCATAAACAAGAACATCGGCGGTCTCATCGTTGCCGATGATGTTGTCCCAAAGCATGATTTGCGCGTTTGCGTCTGTACCAGACAGCGTGTAGGTGTATTGAAAACGCTTCCATGTCGTAGTAACGACGCAGTTAAATCCGGCAGGATCGGCACCGATGCGAAGTCCAACATTCTGCGTAGCCGCACCACCGCTCGCGGTGTTTGCCTTCATCCACACCGACATGGTGTACGGTTGTGACGCGGAACCTACTGCCGAATTCCTAATGCGACTAAATGTGCCGCCCGTCTTGTTGAAGGTAATACGAGTAACCGTTGATGCACCATCCGGGCCAGTCTGCGAAACAGTAGAGACTGCTGGATTTGCCGCGCCGCTGTTGTCAAGCAACCAAACCGCATTGGAAAAATCGTTGCTATATGTCAGCAGGCTGCTTGCACTCCCCTCAATCAGCAGCCCACGAGGCGTGGGTGGCGTAGTGGTGGGGTCGTAGTCGAAGCGGGGGGTGTTGATTGCCGCGCTGGTGACGTAGCCGCTGCTGTTGATGTACGTTCCGGTAGTGCTGCGCGTGAACGTCAGGCGCGAGTCAAGGACACCCGTGGTGAAATCAAGCGACAGCGTGGAACCATCGCCGGCACGAGTCATCAGCTTGCTCGCAACGGACGAGCCGCTGATCCGTGACATCCTTGGGCGGTTGGCGCGGTTCATCAGAGGGTGGACCAGAACGCGCCCATGTCGGGCGTGCCGCTGGACTTGAACTGGGCGGTGACGTACTGCGCGCCCGCCAGGTCGATCATGGCGTAGGCAGGTTCCACGTTGGCCGTTGCGGCCGTGGCCGGGGAATACAGGTTGCCTGACGGGGTTCCCGCGACCTGCGTGATGCCGCTGAAGGTACGGTGATTGGCCGTCCCGTCGATGGTGTAGTTCGGGACCGTGCCGCTCGTAAAGGTCAGCGTCAAATCAGCCACAACGGTCGGAACGTACCAAAAGGAAGAAACATTCGACCGCGTGTAGGTCAGCCCGGTCGGAGTACCAGCGGTCGTTGTGATCGCCGTACCACCTGAGGTTGCCGAGAGCTGGAACGTGCTTGATCCGTTCGTGGCGATGATGTAGTAAGTGGTCGGGTTTGAATACGCCGGAAGGGTGATTGATCCAGTACCGCCAAATGTTCCGGCAATGGTCAGCGCCTGCCCGACCGCCAGGGTTGGGTTGGCATTACAGGTAAAGTTGCCGGCTGTATCCGCAATGGTCACGCCCGTGAGCGTGCCGCTGGTGTCCAGGTACTTGCGCCAACCAAGGAGCCGCATACCGATGGCGGTCTGCGCGGTGGTTGCCGACACCATGAACGGCATGACGTAGAGCAGCGAGGGGTTCTGCCCGTTGACCGATGCCGAGGTGTAGTCGAACAGCAGCCCGGTGGTGGGCGGGGTCTGAACGAGGGTCGCCCCGCCAGCGGTGTAGGTGGCCGGAACGGACGCGGCCGTCACCTTGCGGAAGTTGTTCTGTGCGGTGGTGATGTCCATATCAGAGTTCTCCTCGGCGCTTCATGTCGAGCGCAATGGCAACCGCCTGGTCCTGCGGCTTGCCTTCCTTGATGAGTGTGCGGACCTTGTCGCTGACGGCCTTGTCGGCCTTCTCCATGAGCTTGAGGCCGGCCTTGTCCTGCTCGGTCTCATCGATCTCGGGCTTGGCGGCGGTGGCCTTCGCGCCGGGGCGGGAAGCGGTAATACGCGCCGAATTCATCTTTTGTACTTCCGATGCCTTGCGCTTGATCGCGTCAAACTTTGCAGCCAAGATTGCAGTCTTGCGAACTATGTCTTGACTCTTGTCTGCATCTGCCTTCATGTCGTCAAAAGACTGTCCGTATTCCATACCAAGACCGCTTGCGTCCATAGAAACGTTGTCCATGTCACGCAGAAGCGAATTGAGTTCTTTGATCAACGCAGCAAACTGATTTGCCTTGTCATTCTTCTTTTGCTTCTTTGCAGCAGACTGCTTGTCTTTGAGATTCCACTCAAAGTCGCTTGCGAGACCTTGAAGGCGTTCGGCCGCCTTGAATGCTTTGCTGATCTGCTTCTTGTATTCCGTATAAAGTTGACGGCTCTGTGAAACAAATTCGGTCTTTTCACCCAGGCGCGAGAACGTTCCCGACTTTTCCACCTTTTGTGCGTTGCGGCGAATCATGTCCGCCTTTTGGTTCAATGGCACAAGCTTGCGAAGTAGGTCTTGAGCCTTGGCTACTTCTGCGCGCAGCTCTTCAGTCGTCTTGATTCGTCCCTTGTATTGACCAAGTTGACTCGCCTCAACGGCAAGATCGTTGATTTTATCTGCCAACCAATAGGCTTCAACCTTCAAAGCCTTGAATTGGTTTCCCTTTTCATTCTTCCGGTTGTCGTCTGCGGCATACCGAAGGATTTTTTCAAGATTCTGACAAGCATCCCACGACTTGATAATCTTGCTCAATGCGTTGCTGATTTGAGTGTTCAATGCCCTATCAGCATCGCTCATCTGTGAGGCGAACACAGTCTTCGCTTGAGACCGAGAGAACGGGGTCTTCATGGAAGACTGCACGAACACACGCGCAGCCACCGCGGCCTTGAGGCCAGCAATGAGCCGCTGGATATCGGCCGTGGAGTTCATCTTGGCAATCATGCTGCTCGTCACCTTGACGTAATTGTCAAGCTGCTTGAACCGAGCATCGTTCAGATCGGCCATGTAGTCGTAGTTGCTCTTGGCATCCTCCGCGGCCTTCTTCGCGGCGTTCAGGCCGGAGGCATACTGCGGCGTGGTGGGATCAACGGGCTTTGCCGTGGCGGCACTCAAACCGCGGCTGATGCGATCCAGGATGCCCATCTTCGCCTTTGCGCCAGGTCGCGCAAACACCCCGAGCCGCTGTTCGATTTCGTTGCGATTGTTGCTCATACCTTCCATCGTAGCGTCCTCCTATGCGATTTATGCATTCACAAATCCGGGATCGGGAATCTGCCGCGTGTCGATGAGCTGCTGGCGCTTCCCGTTGTGCCGCTTCAGCGCGGCGTAGTTCACGTTGCCATTCACATCCGTCCACCCGCGCTCGAGGGCGCGAGCCGCCGGCACGGGTATCAGCGCGCAGCGGCAATTACTCACGATCAAACCGTCAGCGAGTAGAATGCCGCTGCTGCTTCGGAAGTCATACACATGCCCCTCCCACTTAGAAACAACATCGACATCGACAACATCGTCAAGCGTTACCGTGCCGGCGAAAGCACCAACCAAATCGCCAAATCGCTCGGCGTATCTCGTGGTGCGATTGATCGCCGACTCCTCAAGCGAGGCATCAAGCTCCGCACGCAGGGGGAGGCCGAAACGCTCAAATGGAGCGGAATCAAGCAAGATCCGGCTGCCGTCAAACGGCAATGCGGGGCGGCTTGGGCTGCCGTTCGTGGCCGAAAGCGAAGCATGAACGAATTGATCCGATGCGCCAAATCCAAGGCTCGGCTGACCAGCCCCGACGAGCTGCCGCTCTTGGAGGCTATTCGCGCCCTGGGCGTTGAACACATCGAACACCAGTACGCGGTCGGTCCTTACAACGTCGATTTCGCCATGCGCGCTCATGGCATCGCCATCGAACATATGGCCGTTGGCCTTCGCGCTGACAGTCGTACGGGTTACAGCCTTCGCCGCGAGCGCGTTGAATATCTGCAAGGCCGTGGGCTGCAAGTAGTTGCCCTGGTTGTATCCAAGTCCTTCCGCCGCGTTCACGGGCTTGACGCTGCGGCGCAGCATCTTGTCGCCAACCTTGACAGCGTGGGCCGGAATCCATCCCCGGTCGGTCAGTATTGGGTGATTGGCTGTCGCTGCGATAGTGCCACCCGACCGCGTATTGAGGTGTACCAGCGCACCGCAATATGACGTACGGAAGCCCATGTCCACGGCCCCCTCAACAGGTTGCCAAGACGGGAAACAGTTGAATCCGCACGGCGGTGCGATCCCCTGGCGGTCGAACATCTCCATCGTGCCGATGTAGCCGTCCAAGCCCTGATGCGTGGGCCGCGTCCGGTTGTCCCCGGTCGCGCTGTATTCCACCAGCGGCACGAACGCCTGCACCTTCGGTTCGCGCAGGGTCTCCGCAAGCCCTTCCGTGGCCGCCCGGTTGGTGTTCGTGCGTAGCACGGTCTCAAGCCGCGCCGTGGTCAGGTGCGTACCCGTGACCATCTGCGTGGTGGTCACGAAGTCCCCGAGGTTCATCTTGCGTATCCACTTGCCCACCACGGACTTGCCGGGTTTCTCTTCGATGACGCGGGCAATCAGCTCCTGCGTCTGCCGCGTCTGCTTGGGGTTCATGGCGGTCACAAAGAACGTGCCGTCCGTGATCCGCTTGGCCGTGGAGATTTGCCCACCCTGGGGGTTGACCGTGATGCCGCGCAGGAGCGAATCAAGCACCGGGTTACGGGCGCGCATATCGGGCAGGGCGTTGTCGCGCTCGTGGTCGGCCACCTCGCCGCCGCTGCGCTGGGCGGCCTCAATCAGCACATCCCAATCCGTGCGCGAGATCGGCACGCGGGTGCGAAACCAGTTGGCAATAGGCGCGAGGAAGTCAAGACCAAAGCCCTCTAGCGAAATGCCCGTTTCAAGGCGGTCAAAGGTCAGGGCCGTGTTGTCCTCGAGCATCCCCGCCACGGCCTCGTCCGGGATCTTGGCCTTGTCGATGGCCTGC